CCTTTAGCACCTTTCTTACGCATCTTACCACCACGTTTTCTTTTAGCATGTATGTTTGCGTATAAACCTGGTCTAGACATTAAATTACCTTTTTCTTTTTTTTACCATTAATTACACCTCTACCTTTTAAGATATCAGCAAATGTAACTTTACCATCTCCTGTTAAATCAGGAAATTTTTTAGATCCTTTTTTATATCCCATTCTACGGCCCATAAATCCACCGCCCATAAAACCTTCTCTATCTCTTCTTCTTCTCTCTTCTTTTTCCATTTGTTTAGCTGTTTTAAATTTTTTTGTTTTTTCTTGTTTTATATTTGCTGGATCTATTTTTTTTGAACCAGGTTCAACAGCGTGATAACTTTTTATATTTTTAAATTGAAAAGCTCTTTTAGTGCCGACCATTTGTTTTCTTAACTTTACACCTTCTTTAACTAATTTTTTACCTTCTGTAATTTTTTTCCGTGCTTTATTTAAATCACCAATATTTTTTAAATATTGGTCTTGTTTAGTTCTTTTAACACTTCCTTTAATATCTTTTGTTGGCTTAACTGATTTAATAGTCGGAGAAACTTTTTTCTTCCTTGGTATTGCTTTTATACCTTTATCAATAATGTATCCTAGAAATCTTTTCATTTTTTTCCTCCGTTTCTAAAAATCTGTGTACCCTTTATACCATATATGCTTGCGACTACAAGTATCCAGAGGTTTGTGAACCATGACGGGAGCTGCGAGAACATCTCAAAGAACAATTTTACCTTGTCCATTGCTGTTGGGTCATCCGATATGACTGCGTAGGCGAGCACCACCACGGGCAAACTAAGAATTATTAAAACTGCCTCGTCTTTCCAGTCTGATTGACGGGCTTCTAGCAATTTTCCCTGGTAAGCTTCGTCACCACGGGCCATACGCTCTGCATGCATCAATTGTGCATCAGACATTGCCATCTTCGTCTTCTGCTTGTTGGCGTAAATTTTACTTCCTGCAGAGACGGCTAGTTTAATCGCCGATAACCACATATTAGTAAGCTTTAGAGTTTCTTTTCTTTTCTGCCAACATTCTGTTTTGACCACGAACTGGCATTTCAGGTTTTCCTGTACCAATTAAGTTAAAAGCTTTGTCAGCAGTTGTTTTAGATCTAGGATCTACTTCAACGCTTTGATCTGCAACTTTAACTTGTTGTATTTTGTCTAGTTTTTGCATTTATGCTCCTTTTTTGACCCCTTTTATAACACCTTTGTTCTTAGATGCATAGAATATCTTTTCACCTCTCTTCTTACCATACTGTTTTTTCATAGATTTCATAATTTTTTTACCTTTTTTGTTTAACGGCATTAATTATCCTCTACCATGACGGC